TCTTTCAGTTTGTTCAAAACTATTCCATTCACAAAAATCACCATTCAATAAATCCCCATTTTTATAATTATTATTATAATAGAAATCAAGATTTTCTTTTGTATATGTTGACGTTGGTATATTGGTATTTGCCCCAGCGCCATCCCACCATCTATTAGGTGTCTTTGTTATGTTAAATTCCCAGCCTTCTTTTAACCCCGTATTATTATTTGGATTATTAAAGAATCCACTAGTACCTTTATTAACAATTGTAAAAAATAATTCAGTTATTGGCCTATTTTTATTATCAACCAAATTACCTAACTCAATGTCATCATCAATAGTAAAATTATATGATGTATTTGAATTTCTCCTACCCAACTTTGTTTCTTCATCATAGAAAACCAAACTATAAGGCGAATCATAAATATTTTTTTCATACCCAGATTTAACAGCATTTATTTGGTCAACATTTTTTATTACTTTATGTCTCCTAATATAATATTTTGATTTGGTTTCTTCTAAATTATTTGGATTAATAACTCTTTTAAATGTACCAATGTAATCCTCTGGTATAATTGGGTTCAAAACATCAACAACCTCAATATTCAATATGTAAAATTCTGATTGAAACTTTTCATCACCTAATGAAGATATTTTTATAATATTCTCCTCCCCATTTATTGTTAAACTTATATATTCAAATGCCGATAAGCCATGTTTAACTCCACACTTTAAGCGTATAAAATCCTTACCATTAGCCCTTATATATTTTGAAACAAAAGGTATTCCATCCGAAGAACTCCATGTCAAACTCTTATCATACAAATCTATTGATAATTCTTTATCTACCTCATCAAATGGATATGTATAGTAATATGACCAATTATACTTGTAAGCTATCGAAGTATCATATATATCATACTTAACATTAGTAGGGGGTCTAAAGAAGTCAAAATCATAACTATTTAAATAGCCATATTTATTACTTATATCTAAATTACTAGTATATTCATAAAATAATGTATACCCTGAATAAGATGTTGTCCCAGTATATGAATTGTTATATATGAAATTTATTTTAACTGTTGGTCTATATCTGAAAGATTCATTCTTTTCCTTATTCCCCAAGTCAGCTAAATCAATATTTGTGTTCTTATCAAATTCAATAAGTTCTTTTCTATCAGTAGATAAATCTATATTAATAAAACTATCTAATTCCTCTGCGGTCTTAAATTTAAATGAATTTGGAACTATTTTATACTTACTCATGATGGATATCTATTTTTAAATAAATTCATAGCCGAACCCCCCTTTACTAAACCAAAATAAAAATAATATGGTGCACCAACTAAAAACTTCAAGCTAGAATTATTGTCAATTAATGAAATTACCCCTTGTGAATCTACAGCATATATATAACCACGACTATAAATATCGTCAGATAAATTACCTGCCAAGGTTCTTGAATTAGCAAAATAGTTATTCTCTGCTTTATTTGGTTCAAGCCTATCTAATTCTTGGTAATATCTACTTGTTAATGTTAATTTATTATTATCTACTTTCCAATTATTTTTATCATTACCAAAAATATTAGTATTATCGGCTTTACTCCAAATTAACATTGGAACTTTTTGTGATTTTATTTTTATTGGTATTTTTCTACTTAATAAATCGTCAGCATCTCTTACATTTATTCTGCCTGGGGTCAGATAATCCCTTATTTGCAAGTCTTCAACTGATGAATTAAAAAATACAGCAATATAAACTTTACTATTAATTTTATAAATTTGAACTGGGTTTGGCGTATCTTCATAGTTCTCAGAAGAAAATTCTAATACCCCCAACTGTGAATTTATACTAAATAATTGAGCTAAATCCCCATCTATCATTTTCATAGTACCAAGTCTTCTTGTGAAGAATTTATCAATAACATTTGACCCAACCAAACTTTTTAAGAATGTTGAATTTATTAACCTTGATATTACATAAAAATTAATTAACGAATCGTTTTCTTGGTATGAAGTATTAGATAGTTTATTCATAATATATCTGAAATCTTGTATATCAGTTATATGTTTTATATATGTAAATGTTTTTTTCCCCAAATCCATAATTGTTGTAGGTCTAGGAATTATACCATAATTTGCAAAAGATATAAAACTACCATTATAATATGGGGATGACCTATAATATAAATTATTTGTTTTGTCATCAAAATAAGCACTTTGTTTACAATATTTGGCAGTTACTATTTTATTCCTCTTACCTATTTTGAAATTAGTTTTTAATGCTGGGGCAAATAAAGTACCATTAACCCAATTATTTAAAAATGATTCTGATATTATGCCAGAACATAATGAACGAATAACAGAGTTTCTAAGATTCCATTCTAAAACATTCTCTATATCAACAAAAATATCAATAATTTTATTCTTCAACAATACATAACATCCATTATCAACTCTACCTTTGTCCTTGCACTTATCATCTATCCCAAAATCCTCACCTTCACCTTTATAACAATCCAAATCAACCATATCTGAACAAGTGTCAAAACTAGATATTAAATCACTACCTGGCAATCCTTCATTATCAATATCACCAAATGAATCATCCGTACCAACACTATCTATAACCAAATCACCCCCACTTAACAATGTGAATATGTAAGCCCCAAATACCAAGTTTTGCTGCAATAATGGTACATCAAAATTCCAATTATCATCTGGTCTATCTAACTGATCCGATGATGGCAATCTATCTGTACGCATAATATTATTCTGCTTATTATTTAATCTAACAAATGGCGAAACATGAAATGGACCATATAAAGATGGTGACAAATAATCCATCCTATTTGTCACATTATTGTTATTAGTGTTATTAAAGAAAAAACTACCCCCAGATAAATCATCAAAAGATAAATAAGAACCATTTTGAACAAAAATATTATTAATATATTTTGGTGTTATAGTTGTGGTGACATCTAATTCACTTAAAATTTGATTTGAATTAATATTATTATTTATATATTTTTTATCAAATGCCGAATAATAACCTCCATTCTGGAATGTTATGGAAACGAAATCACTACCTGGGGTGAAAAAATAAGATGGATGAAAAATCTCATTTTGATTATAATGACTCTGTATTGATTCCCCATTAGTTATTTTCTGAATAGGGATGTTTAATCTACATTTTGTATTCACTTTAATTGCTAATTCATCTTGGAATCCAAAAATTCTACCTAAACTATATTCATTTGTAAATAAGGGGGAATACGGATCAACCCCCCTTTGCATTATCACAACATATTGTTCTTCAATATTTTCATAATAATCCAAAGTTTTCTTGTTTGTCTGACCTTCAATATTAATATTATTTTTAATACTATACCTAGTGTCTCCTGAACCTGCTAATATTGTTGGAAATGACCTAGGGAAACTACTTGTATTAGATATTTTTATAAATTGACTATAAGTTATGGCAGTAATTACTTGATAATACTCAATATCCATAGGGAAAATTTGGGTTTTAACCAAACTAGGTGACTTAGGAATTGTATATACTACTGATTTATCAGATTTACCAGGGTCAATATAATTAACTGTAATGCTAAAATTAACATCCCCAACTGTTGTACCAGTAATATTGTTTTTATTATTTTCATCAAAAGTTATTTTGGGATCAACAAAACTCAATAATGTACCTGAATCATAAAACTTTGGCGTTAAAACAGTTAATGTATTATCGTAATGCGATTTTCCAAGATTGTTATCAACTGAAAAGGTAACTTTAATTAAATTTGTATAAGAAAAATATTGCCCTCTGGTATTAAATAAATTAATTCTTTCTGGGATATTCAAAGTTAATTGATACGTGAAGAATTTGTTTGAATTTAAGAATTCAAATTCATCAGATATTGTTTCTTTATAATCATTTATATTCTCAAATATGGTTAATTTGCCCCCTAGCGCTTGACTGACTGCCTCCGCAAAGTATTGTCTATCTTCTTTACCTTCGTTTGTCTGGGGGTCGTATCTTTGACTGAAGATGGTTATACCGTATTGATTAAAAAATTTATTAAATTGACCATCTAACAACAATAATGAATCCAAATATTTCTTATAATAATTAGCTGGGTTACTAACTGGCGTTAAAAACCCAGAATCCAAAAGTGAAACTGGTTCATCACTAATGACCGTAGCATCGCACTCACAAGTAGTGCAAGATGGATATGATATTATAGGCAGTTTTATAGTTTTTATTTTTAAGTTAGTTAAATCAATAAATTTAACCGACTTAAATCCAAATAATCTTACTAAAAAATTCATAATTTTACCGACAATAGTAACGATGTCGAGAATTAAATTAATGATTCCTGATACTATATGTAAAATGAAAACTAACGGAACAATTAAGTTTACCGTAATAATTGAAATTAGAGAATTAAAGAAATTAATAATACTACCCAAGAACGTGGGGTGTTTAATACCATCATTCGTTGGAAACTTATTGACCCTAGCATCGCATAAATCATCTGATATTCCTTTTATCGGGTCATTATATATTAAATTACTTACAGTATAAACCCTATTATAATTAAATTCATAGAATGTGTCCTCACAAGATATAGCATCAACTGAATTAGTGTAGCCAGACCAAGCAAGGCCAAAATAATAAGAACCCCTAAGTTGCTCTTTAACATTTGCGACATTTGAGTTTATTGGGTCAACTGTTGGATTCAAACTATCCCACCCATATTCTTTAATATTAGGAAGCAAATATGTGGCTCTTTTTGTTGATTTATTTAACTCATCCGATTGCTCCCACTTAACCTTAAATCTATATTTACCCTTTGTTGGGATGCCCCTTGTCTTATCTGTTGTTATTATTTTCTCCCCATTCTCGTCTGTAATAACATAATCCAAATTCATCGGAACATCTACAATCCAAGCACCATTATCATCAATAACATACCCCCCACCTTCTATCTCGTATTGTTCTAAAATTGGCTTATCTAAATTATCTACATCAATTGTTTGCCTGATTGCTAATATTTGCCCAGTATTTGCAATTAAATTACATAATTCACCTTGTTTGTTTGGTTTGTTGCAACTTATTTTTGTTGCTAACTTATCTGTTGTTGATATTATTGAACCAATAAAAACAGATGTTGGTTGTATGTCAATATTCGCGTCATCCCTTAAATCAAAATCAACCCTATTAATTGCTGGCTGGCATATTTCATCATCCCCCCATAATGGTGACACATCAACTGGTTTTGTTAATGACACAATTTGCGGCAATATTTGCAAGTCAGTTGAAGCCTTAAACTTTCCATCCTTTAATTGGTCTCTGGTCGCCAACCCCATTCTAATTATATCTTCTGGGGTTAATGAAAACTCACCCATGTCAGATAAATCAAGATCCATAAAAACAACTTGACCGCCAACGGGGACACCAAATATCATATAATCGCCACTTGAATTTGTCTTGACCGTATATTTGTAATACTTGTCAAATACTTCAATGGCAACGGTATTTAATAAAACATCATCTAGTGAGGGGAATGTACCTGTTGGAACATGTCCAAAATAAGATTCTTCATAAGGTAATAGATTATATCTATACCCATCTTCATTTGTATCTTTTATATTTCTATAAGGATAAATTGCATTAATAACTTCATTATTAACATCCTCATCGCTTATTGGTATGAAAATTGAAACTTTTGCATTTGGTAGTCCAAAGCCTGTATTTGCTGTAACCCTTCCTGTTACAACACCATAATTAGCACAATTTAATGAGAAAACATCTGATTGTCTAACTTTAAAGGATAGTATTTCTAAAAATTCAAAGTCCTGATTTAACTCAAAATTTACTACTTTGTCTTTACCTATTTCTGTTCTTATTCTAAAAGAGTTGTCCATTTAAACCGTTTGATTATATAAATATTTTAGTTATTGATTATTTATTATATAATAACTTTGTTTGGCTTAAAATAAACAAATTACCCAATAGTCATTCCAGTTGCTAGTTTTGCTTTTACTCTAATATCTTTTTCAGGATAACGAATATGGTAAATTTCTGATGGTTGAGAATAAATTGTATCATCTACTGGTTGAATTATTTTATTCTCCTTATCCGAATATGACATTGAGGTTTCCCCACCAGAATAATCCCCCCCAACTTCATTCTTAATTACCATTTCACTTATTGTAACAACACCAATTAATGTTTGTATGCTACTCTTCAATTCAGATAAATTAACATTTGTCCCCAATTGCATAGATTGTGGTGAAAAATAAGTATTAATAACAGTTATGATATTATTAATAACATCTTTTGACGCAAATCCAGCTGATAACACCACACTAATATCAATGCTTATATCAATCACTTTTGCTGATGTTACAACAACATAATCATTTAACATCCTATAATTGGATAAATAATTGGCAATATTATCCGCCAAATACTTAGAATTATCACTTACTAATTTACCGTTAATATCATAAGAAAGTAGCAAAACTTCTACTTTGTTATCTTTCTCTTGAATGGATACCTTGGCAGGTGCTCCAAACTCCGGGGGCATATTCCTAATGATTGACTCGTAATCCCTAATCGTAACAGCCCTCTTTTGTGCTGCAAAATTATATGAAACAAAATTTCTAACTTCTTCAACACTAGGTAATCCAGCACCCCCTATCGCTGGGAATAAGTTATTAACCCTAAGTGAATTAATAACCGCAGACTCTTGTGCAGAATTTCCAGCATTAATAATAAAATTATTAACACCTAATTGCGTTAATGTGTTCGGTCCTAAATTTGTATTAACCCCACCGCCAACTCTATATTGTATAAACAATGTAGTATTTGGGCGTAATGTTCTACCTAATGAAAAGTTATTTAATATGTTTTCTAACGTTGGGGATTGCCCATTTAATGTGAAATTATTTAATTGTTCCATAGCAGTATTAACACCACTACCGAAAGTAATCTTCTTAAATCCTTCTGGCGTATACTCACTAATAAATCTATTTTCTGTTTGAATGTATTTACCAACTTTTATACCAGCATTACTTGTATCTTTTGTTGTATCAATAATAAAAACACGATCCTCAGCCAAAGAATCAACCTCATACCATCTATCATTTTCACTTAAAAAATCAGCGTTTGGAGGTATGGTTCCAATTTGTCCATTCTTTAATAACACACTTGTTATGCCCAAAACATTCTTTTCAGGTAAGAATAATTCAAAAAATGGTCTAATGTCAGAAGGGGTAATTACTCTCTTGAAAACCTTTGTTGTACCATTAATTACTGGTTCTCTTTTTGTTAATGTATAGTTAATGATTATATTATTTAACCTATTTGGTACAACTGTTCTATTTTTATTTCCTTGGGTATCATAATCAGATGAGAAATCAATATCATTTAATGATTCAAATAATATCCCGTTGCCAGTAACTTGCGCACCTCTTTGTAATAAACCAGCGTATCTAACATCTGGTTTGTCACCAAATACAGGAACCGTTATTGAAAAATCACATAATGTTACAGATGGTCTTTGTCCTGGTATTTTTAAACCGTATGTTTTTGCAATATTATATATTGATGATTTTTGCTGCGCATATTGTAAAACTGTTTCTTGCAAACTTCTATCAATATGATAGTGTAAATTATCAGCAACAGCAGCATTTAAATCTAAAAATACTGAGAATATTGACGCATCATTAAAATCGTTTATTAAATCAGGATAATATGTTTTAACGTAATTTATTAATTCGCTCCTTATCCCTTGGAAATCCCTTACACCATAAGATATTTTCTTGTCTGTCATATTATATGTTTATAATTACAAAATCGCTACCACTAAAAGTGTTATTTGTTGTTGTATATTCTATTTTTATTTTCGCTGTATTCTCATAAGTTCCCTTTCCTGGCGACCTATAAATCTTATCAACAGAACTTGACCCCATTTCATCTAAATTTAATTTGGTTGTTTTAACCTCTTCACTTTCTAAAATAGGTTCAATTGTTATTTTATTCAAAACTAAATTAGGTATATATTTATTAACAGCACTTCTAATGTCATCTTCAATAATATCAAAAGATACAACATCCAAAGGATCAAATAAAAATTCATAAAGTCTAGTGCCGAAATCAGGTAGATAATACCTACTACCTTTTCTGGTTAAAAGTAAATGCAACAAAGACGCTCTTACCTCCTCTGACACATATTCAGTCATCTTTAACGAATCCCCTTTTGGAGAAGTATCAAAAGGAAAATCAACCCCATATGTAAAACCTTCAGCCATTATACTTTGTTTGTATATAAATATGTCTTTTTTTATAAATTTGTAAACGAATTTAATTTATTGTATATTTATATAAAAAAAATTATGAGAACAGTAAGATTAACAGAAGCTGGTTTAAATAAACTAGTTAAAAGAATTGTTGAAGATAAAGGAAGTGAAGGCCTTTTTATGGACTACCATAAAGAAGGTAAAGCAAAAACTGGGAAAAAAGCAATATCTATGGTTAACAAAATTATGGATAAACTTTCAAAAATGAAAGATAAATTTGAGAATACTAATTTTGCATTTAGTGAAGCTGATGTAAAAAAACTTGAACGTATTTATGACACATTGAGTGGAAAATAAAAAAGATAAAAACCCCCAAATCTAAATTAATAGACTGGGGGTTTTTTATTTAACAAATTGTACCAAATCTAAGATTCACAACTCACACACTCATTAATATTTCTTGCGAATGATTGTGCTGAACTCTGGCTAAACTGATAGTAAAGCGTCTTAACCCCCTCTTCATGTGCATATAGATATAATTGATTTATATCCTTTGCTGGAACTGATGGGTGTATCATCAAATTTAATGACTGTGATTGGTCAATAAATTTTTGCCTCTGTGCTGCTTGTAATATCAATTCTTTTGGTGATATTTCAATAAATGATTTAAACACCTCTTTTGTGGGGAAATCCAAATGCTGAACCGATCCATCTTTCTTCAAAATACTTTCCCAGGTTTCTGGTGTATTTAAGCCATACTTTTCCAATTCAATATCCAAAAATGGATTCTTATAAATTGTTTTTGATTTTGCCAAATCTTTAATAAAATAATTTGATTTGATTGGCTCAATACCCATACTTACTTGTCCCAGAATAAAAGAACTTGACTTGGTTGGGGCAATAGCAATTAATGTTGTGTTGGCATAACCCTCTCTTAAACATTTATATCCCTTCTCTTCATATAAATATTTTGAAGCTAATTCAGATTTTTCTTTAATTGTTTTAAATATTTGATGATTTAATTGCTTTGCCATCAAAGATTCAAATTGAATTAATTTTGATTGGAATAATGAATGATAACCCAAAACCCCCAAGCCAATGGCTCTATGTTGTGACGCAAATCTATTAGCTCTTTTCATACCAGCCATTTTACCTGACTTCAATATAAATTCATCCATAACTGCATTTAAGAACATAGTATAAACCTCAATTGCATCAGTCTCAATTATCTCATCCCAATGAAGTAAATTCAATGAACCCAAACAACAAACAAACGAGTTTAATGAATCTGTTGGTAATTGAATTTCTGAACAATTAAAAGTCTTTAGTCCATTTGATACAAAAATATGTTCATCATTATGTACTGTTGGGCAATAAACTGGTTCATTATCTACTTGTTCAATTGAAACGACTTTTGCTCTTTTCTTAGTATTATCTCTATACTCCCTATCTTCAATAATAACATTCTTTCTTGTTAAGAACCCAGTTTTTTCTTCAATAATTAAAGCATCATTTTTACTTCCAAAAATTAATCTCCAACAATCTTTAGATGTATAATATTTATGCCCACCCTTACCATCAGGTAATAAACTTTGACCTTCTTTTCTTAAAAGACGAATAGAACAACTAAGACCTAAATTAGTACATAAAATTTGTAACTCACTTAAAAATTCTTTATTGATATCAGCATAGGAAATTTGTATTGGCTCACCTTTGTTATCACTCTTAAACACAGTCCCATCAGCATACAATAAACCTCTTAAATACGCCCAAATAGTATCCTCATTTGATTCCCAAATCCAAGATGGAACATAACCTTTTTCAAAATTTAATGCTTTTTTAAGTGTTCTTGATGTTAATCTTTTTTTCTTAACAAGAGATTGACTAACTTTTGAATCAAAGAAAGTTGCTGGTTTTCTATTTCTTGATTCAACTTTTTCTCTACCAAAAGCATTTTTAACATCATATGTATCACAACCATACTTATAATGTATTTTATTAAATTTTTCTTGGATATCATCAATCAAATCAAAATCATTCTCCCAAATATCAATCATCAAATTATCCTTATCTTGAGTTCCATCTGATTGATATAAACCCAACAAGTAAGCCTCATCCTGCATATCTAATTCACCGAACAAACCTTTATTTGTTTGTAATGCAACATAATCACCAATTTTCAAATCCTTTGCTTCAACTCTTACGATATCTTTTGTAGTATCATTAAAAACTGGAATTCCATGATTAAATGTTACCTTTTGGGTCATTCCATTTGAATATGTTATTTTTAGAATTTCAGCATCCTCATTCCTCAATAACATAGGAGTTGATTTAACTTCCTCTTCACCATTAAACAACACCAATTCATCACCAATCTCATATAACTCTTTTACAGTTAAATATCCTTTTGATGTGACAACTCTTTGGTCTTCTGTTAGACATAAATTTGAAGCAGTTATCTCCATACCCAACTCTTTGTAGGGGGAATTGTTATTTGAGTTATCCTTAAACATAATATATGGAAAACCAAACTCATTACGTCTTTGAATAATCTTTGCCCAGATTTTTCTCTTGCTTGGGTCACCCCCCTTCATATCATTAATCCAATTATCTGTAACAGTAACACCATATTGTAAATTCTGGATTGGATTACCCTCTGTTCCAATATCAAGAAACTCCATAATATCATTATGTTCAATTGGTAACCAGACTGCACACGCACCCCTTCTTGCCTCTGATTGTTTGCAAACATCAACTACTGTGTCATACACCCTTGCATAATGAACTGGTCCATCTGCTGTACCACCTGTTGATATTTTAGTTCCCCTTGCTCTAATATTACCTAAATAAGCACTAGTTCCACCACCATATTTTGACATCATACCAATCTCTCTTCCAGCATTTAAAATGCTATCTAATGTGTCATCAATATTGGATCCATAGCAGGATATGGGCAATCCCTTTTCTTTACCAAAATTAATCCATACAGGTGTAGAAAGGCTATAAAAACCTTTTGCCATATATTCCTCAAACTTAACAGCAAAACCATCAATTTTTAAATACCCCTCTGCTTTATTTGCAATATCTTTAATTCTTTGCTCGGGGGTCTCATTTATATACCCCCTTGATAAGAAAGTTCTACTCTCCTTATTTAACCAATAATATTTTTCTTTATTCATTTTTTTTGTCTTTTAGTTGATTTATGTTTTTTATGCTCTTTTTGCACCCTTCCAGTAGTTGGGCATGGTAATTTAAAATAATTAAACGTCCATCCATTCCATTTACCTGCGTTTTTCTTTGGTGTTGTATAACACACTCCTTTGTTTCTATTTCTAATTAAAAAAGATTGGGATAACCTTAATTGCTTTATAATTTCTTCTTGATTTTCATATTTTGTAATATTACCATCAGGATCAATTACTTCATAATACCCTTTAATCCAACCATAATTTCCATTATTTTCACCTGCATTATTATATTTTAGTGTAAATTCTTCTGGTGTTAAAGTTGCATTAATTTCTTTAATGGTTTTAGACCTTTTTTCTTGTATATTAGGGTCTTTTGACATTTCTTGTAGATGATTTTTAACTGAATTGTACCATTGTTTCATTGCATCATTAGATATTATATGCCCATCGTATTTTTCCCTTTTTGTTTCAATCATTTTCTGAACTTTTTTTGAATCTCTCATTGGGTGTTTATCTCCAACCCAATTTTGAAAACCTTTACCTGTATTTCTATTTGCTTCAACTGCTAATTTAACTCTTAATCTTTGCGACTCTTCTGTTTGATTACTTCTAATAGAATACATTAATTTATCACCTTCACGTCCATAAATCCTCCACAATATGTAGTGTGCCAATATATGTTCTCTAAATGTTAGGAGTACTAAATTATTTTCTGAATTATCCCCACCCATATGTTTTGGTATAATATGATGATTTTCATAATATATTTCAGTACTCCTACTTCTTTTTTCTAGGATTGCTTTATCTATTAAGTTTTTATATATGATTTCCCAATTCATATAAATTTTATAATTTTATAGTTTATATGCACCAATAACATAAATTTTTACACCCAAAAAAGATACCATTTAAAACAAATCATCTTCTGTTATGCTCTTACTTTTTTTATTGTAATCCGTACTTTTTTTATAGAAGAAATCCCCCTCCTTTGTTGATAAAATCTCCACATCAAACCATAACGTCTTCTCAATCTCTGTAAAATCAACCTCAAATACTGGCTTCATTCCAATTCTATTTAATGAATTATTAAATCTATTTTGAATGAAATGTTTAATTGTATCTTTTGATAAGAAACTTAATTCACCATGCTCAAATATCCAATCTAGTATTCCACATTCAGCAGCATATGCTTTATGGCAAGCAGAAACAATCAGTTGCTCAAATTCATCATCAAACCATTCTGGATTTTCTTCCTTAATAATATTGATAAGTTCTGATCCAAAATTACCGTGAATTTCTTCTTCCTTTGATGTGGCTTCAACCACATTTGAAATACCCTTGAATAGATTTTTCTCCTTATTAAAGGACATCATAATCAAGAACTGGCTAAATAAACTCACATGCTCAATAAACAATGAAAATAATAATACAGACTTTGTGTACATTTTATTCTCCTTACTCCTTGTTCCATCCAAATATTTTGATAGATAACCAATTCTATTCTTTATGGCAGGAATTTCAATAACTGTCTGAAACTCATTTTCCAACCCAAGAATTCTTAATAATTGCGCATAAGCATCCTTATGTCTTACTTCCGAGTTTCCTGATATTAAAACTTTATCATTATATCTGGTTACAATACATCCAGTTGGAACTGTGACACAATAAATATTACCATCATAATCCTCAATAGTTGGTCTGTATGTTATTGAGGAATAAGGTTCTACATTTACAAAATTAATAGCATAAACATCTTTATAAGAATCTTTCCTATTATCTACTGAAGTCCCCATATTAGCCCTATATCCTGCTAGAAATCCTATTGCCTGAACCTTATCAGCACATGATTTATTAGTGGTTGAATATCTAATAAGACAATTCTTGGCATTACCCTTACCTTCTAATCTAGTCCCATCCCATTCAATCAATTCTTCAATAAAGGAATTACACCACTTTTCAGACTTATCAGATAAATCAACCCAATCAAATTGTTTAAGATCATAATCAATAGGAAAGTCTATCTCATATTTAACATATTCAGGTCTTGATGTATTATACTCTCTATAAGTTAATCCAGACTCTAAAATAAGGTTTTTAAGCCTAGTTTTTTTCCTTTCTTTTTTAACCCCAATTTCATATGTATTAGTATTTGAATCTGAACCCCTTCTTACTTTCTCACCATTTTTATCCCAGAATCTAGCAGATCCATCAGCTTGAATGGCAATTCTCAATCTTTCAATGGTTGTTAACTCATCAACCCCCTCATTAACAAATTTACCAGAAAAAGGTAGTTTCATATCACTACTAAAAGCATTAATATCTTTAATAGCCCTTTTTATAATATTACCACTCCTAGTTTTGTAGTAAATGTTATGGTTGGGGGTAAGCAATGCACTATAAGTTTGGTTCTCAATCCTGTGCATTTTTCCCTTGTAAGGTTCATTGATAACATTACTTGGTAAAACAGATGTCATTGTATTGGTTTCTAAATCATATTGAATAACTTCTGTATTAGTATCAATATCTTTAAAGTTAACCCAGCCTTTTGGTGTTAATATTTCTGTACCTTCACCATGACACTCGGCAAATGTCATACCAACATCACCAATTTCAGTTATAGGCATTCTCTTATATAAGTCAGCCCAGAATGTTTTTACATTAACCTCAATTTGTGCAATTGCCAACATTGACCTCTTGATAACTTCCCTCTCCTCATTTGATATTTTTGTTTTATAATCATCAATATCAGTTGTGAAATTGAATTCAGAATGTATCCAATATGAATGTCTTATTGCATCTTTATATGCTAATAATGATGGATATTCATAAGGCAAAATATTTACCCTCTTTTCAAAAATGTTCTTCATATTCCTTTTTTTATTTGGTTAAGATAAATATAAAACCATAAAATAAAAGTATTCAATTTTAATTATAAAATCAATTTTTTACAAAAAATTATCATTACTATTTTTCTTAACCAATAACTCCTTAATTCTTTCTTTCTTACGTTCTACTTGTTGTTCCTCAAATCCTAAGAATGTTGCTGTTGTATCGGTATCAATTTCAAGCATTTCATTATCAAACTTGCAATTCTCAAATACTATACCATCTTTTCCAATCCTTGATTTGGTAATGGCAACTGTGGCCAAATTCATCTCCTTTTGCTGAAGACTTTTTGCAATACTAATAATAACATGACCTACTTGTGCTTTCTTTATTGAACCCCCCATCTGGTCATTTGTCACCACATTTGCAGATATGCTACTCCGATTTCCTTGTGTACCAAGCCATCCAGCAATATTTAACTCGTGGCACATTGCCTCAAAATGGCGTATAACTGATCCCTCATTTTTCCACTCATCATTTCCTTGTCTATCAGGTACAACACAATCAATATAATCCAAAACAACCAAATCAAGTTTAATACCATCAGCAATAACCTTCCTAATTTGATTCTTAATCTGATTCATTGTTAAGGTATCAGATGGTAGTTTTTTTAGAATTAATTTATTAGTATGAGTTTCTTTTATATTATTAACAGTTTCTAATACTATTTCTTTGTTATTAGGCAGTTCATCTGGGGATATTTTAGTCCAAAGAGTCAAATGCTTTCTTTGTATAATCTTGGGATTATCTTCAAAAAAGATATGCAACACATTATAATTGTTATTGAATGCTGTATTTGCAACCAAGGTCAATAGGGTTGATTTGCCGATACCTGGACCTGCGAATATAATACCAACCTCACCCTTGGCTAAACCCCCCTTTAAGAGAACGTCTATGCCCTTTACACCCATTGGTATGGGGTGTCTATAATCCTCATCCAATACACCAACCAAGTCATTAAAAACCTCAAAGCCATTTGTTTCCTTAATCCCAACTTGCAAGGCATATCTTAATAATTCTTCAAGTTGATCATAAGATTCAAAATCACCCTCATTAATAACTTTCTGTGCTTTTTCCAAAACAATCTTAACTTCCTCTTGTTTGCAGAATTTAAGTGCCTTTTCTTGAACAAGTTCAACACCATCAAGTGGCGCTGAACTTACTTTTGTAATAGTATCAATGACAATCTTTAATGCCAATTCTTGTGATATTTCAGATTTGGCAATCATATTTAATGTTTCAAAATTTGGGGCAGCATCATATTTCTTGTGATACTCCTTAATCATTTGTATGATTAACTTAAAATACTTATTCTCAAAATAAGATATTTTAATAAAATCCAATATGGCTCTTGCAAATTCCTTATCTAATATAATCTGATTGATTAATTGCAACTGGAACGTCTGACCCAGGTAATCAAAATTCTTTGACATAAAAATAAAGATTAATGGTTAGATAATAAATTTTTCTCTAAATACTGATGTGTTAAGTTTTGGTTTATTAAGATGTTTGTCAAATCCTTTAATGATTCCTTAATGAAATGACGTATGTCAACAGTATATCTAACTTTTGGTGGATATTGTTTACCATCAACAATCCTATGAGATACAATCTGATCCCCAATTTTAACATAAATGTTGAATAGTTCTGGCTCATCTGTTGATGAAGTTTCCATAATTGAGGGGTCATACAAAATGCTCTCTTTGTTCTCAACAAGATACCCAATTGATTTCATCTTTAGGTATTGTGTCAAATCCTCTGAAAAATACTTGACAAACTCATAAAGTTCAAAAGAATCCTTGGCATCAGGATTAATTCCCTTAATGTTTAAAAACCTCTGAACAATAATATTGCTGTTCAATGTTAGCAAAAACTCCACCTTTGTTGTTTCACTCTGTCTCATAATACTTTTTTTTTGTTGTTAAATTTTTTTCTCTTTTCTACTTAATTTCATAAATGGCTTAACAAAATCAACCCAAGCATCATCTTTCTTTGGTAAGAACTTGAAAAACCCATCATCTCTCATTAATTTTAATAAGTTCTTATAACTTCTGTCTGTTGGGTCTAACCTTTCATTGTAAATCTCATAAACCATCTTTTTGCCTTCATCTGTGATTAATGGATTTCTTAAATCAATTATCTTGCCTGTTTTCTCAAAAAACTCATCCCCAACCAAACCAGATTTGCTAATACCAGATATTAAATTGCTCAAAGTCTTGCTCTTGTTCTGTTCAAACAAGGATTTTGCCTCATTCAATACCTCATCCAAAGTATAATCCCTCTTATCAAAATTAGGAAAAAATGTTTTTAACTTCTTCTCACCAAAATTTGTGATACCATAAATATTGTCAGATGTATCACCAATCAATACTTTATAAACATAAACATTATTATGCGGAATATCAATGTTCTTGAAATGAATTAAATCCCCTTTCTTGGAATATGTTTTTGAAACAGGGGAATATAATGTAACATTATCTGTTATCAATTGTGTTAAATCCTTATCCCCAGAAAAAATAATCATATTCTCATCCTTTGCAATGTGGGTATAATGTGCAATCAAATCATCAGCCTCATTTTGTTCCACAACACATTGTCTTACAAAAACTTCTTCAAGATAATCTTTAACCCTCTCCCTTTGGTAAAGATAAGATTCATACTTGTGATCATCCAAAGCAATCCTACGGTTTTCCTTGTACCTTGGATATATGTTTTTTCTTATTAGTGAGTTATCATTCCCATCCCAAAATACAACAACTTTATCATGATTATGTTTCTCAAGAAATAATCTAATTGTATTTAGAAAATGGAAAACCCCACCAATATGTTTGCCTTCAGAATAAAATTCACGAACGCCATGAAAACCAATTGTAAATAAATTGTTTCCATCTATTAGTAGGGTTTTCTTCATATTATTCAAAAATTATTGCATCCTCTTCTTCCTTTTCAGAAAAAGTGATATCCCCATCTCCAGATAAAATACCATTCCAATATTGAGAATATTCCTTTTTATATTTCTCAATGGATTCTTTTGTATCAGGTAAATAACCTTGGGGAACTGCCAATATCTTTCCATCTTTATATGCTATGCCAGTTACATGGTTCTTTAAAATTGATATCTTTGTCCTAATTGCATAGGAAACTGTCCTACCATTCTTTGTTGCTGTAATATGGTTAATACCTGCACTCTTCTGATTTCCAAATAAGAATATTAATGAAGATGCCAACCATAATGCCTCACCACCTTTTGCCTTGATTGTTGGTTGACCAAATGGTGAATCTGGTAACTCTACCCAAGGTTGGTTAATAACAACCATTGTGTTATGGTAGGGATATTCCTCTTTCTTTGATTTTGAAATTCTTGAATGCAACCCCATTCCAACCTTATCAGCAAGAACAGCTGCATTATGCATCTTACCACCCTTGCCATCATAAGTCATCTTACAAGGTATTGAACCAATACTGTCAATCAAGAATAAAACAGAATATGGCAATTCACCCTTCTCTTGTGCATCCAATATATCATTAATAAACTCAGTCATTTGTTCAATATAATCAAATGAATCATTAAAGATAAAATCACCATCCCACTCATTATCATCATTAAGTTCAGCATTCAAACCCAATTCAACAGCATGTGCCCAATTCCACTTCTTTTCTGTAATAATGAATATAGGTAAATGACCTTTCTTTTGAGCGTCTGCTGCTGCTAATATCATTGCTGTTGTCTTACTTGTATTAGAGTGTCCCAAGAACATACTAATACCACCCATTACTGGACCAGGAACACCACAAGCATTATAAAAAGCATCACCACATGAATAATAATCCTCTGGTTTATACTTTGTTTTTGTTGAAAACTTCTCCTTGATAGCATCAACACTAGTTGCTGCTGCCTTCTTCTTTATTCCTGCCATATGTTTTTTTGATTTAAAAAGAGAGATTTTTTGCACAAAGCATTGTTTTATGGTACTTTTTGCAAAAAATCTCTTTTAGGTTAATTAAAATGGTAATTCATCATCATTGTAGTCATCCTCAACAACCACACTTGTTTCCTGAACTGTTGCATTTTTTGCAACTGTTGCCCCACCAAAGGATGCCTCAGAATTTGATGTATTCAAATACACATATTTACCTTGGGATTCATCCCATCTTGGGGATTCACCTCTTGAAATTGCTTCAAGAAATTCTAATGGTTTTCTGCTATAAACATCTCTCCATGTTGATTCATCATTTGCCCATTTTTTTGCAAGATTTTCATCTTTTGATAATGGTGTTGGATCATCATACATGATTGTTGAAACACTTGTATATTCCTTACCTTTAGGACTTTTTGACTTAACTAACTCAATAATCAAGTCCCTTCCTGCATCCATATCAGATATATCCCCTTTATTTCTAAAGAGTGGAATAATCTTATCAAGAATACCATCTTTCTTGTAATTGTGTTTGAACCTCCAATATTTTGGCCCATCTTGTTCATTATCACGGTCAATCACCTTAACAACATAGAATAACTTGGCTTTATAATCTTTTGCCAACTCATCATCATCTTTTCTCTTCGTTGCTTTAAGTGCATTATACACATCAGTCAATGGGGATGCCTCATTGTCATTTCCTGCTGGGTCATAAATCTTTTGGTAGTAACCACCAACTTGTAATTCATGAAACCATGCCTCTTTAAATACAGATGAACCATCTGCTGTAGGTAAAATTCTAATCCTTTTTTGCCCTGTACTTTCTTTGTCATTTAACAATAATGTAAAATAACGCTTCATTCTGTCCTCTTGTGATAATTTTTGGGAATCCCCTTTTTGGTTTTTTTCATACTGCGCCATTATGGCATCTAAATTCGACATATTATATAGTTTTTGTTTACAATGTTTTAACTCTACAATGATAGGTAAGTTTTAATGAAAAAAAAAGGGGTGTTACCCCCTTTTTCTAAAAAAAATATTTATTACTTAAATTCTAGCATTGTAATTTTGTTCATCAGTATAATCATCTTTGTCATTTGATGATGTATAAAAAGTATCCTTAATTTCATTAGGGTTGATGTTTGCCACATCATCAGTAGTTAAAACATAATCATTCTTTCCACTCTTTTCCATCTCAACTTGTTTATCATCAAAAAATTGTGATAACTTCTGATTAAAAGGATAAGAATCATATGTCCTTAATTCAAGTTTTTCTTCTGGAGTTTTTTCCCTGTATTTTTCAACCTTAGAATCTATTGCATTCAACTTATCAAAAATAGTATCCATTGTTGCCAACTTCTGTTCCAACTTATCAATTTGAGCAAACAAACTATCAAAATATTCATTTTGTTTTGTTTCCATATTTTTTTGACTTGAAACCAAATCTGTAATATCTAACTCTTCTGACTCATCACCTTCTTCTTTGCTATCACCTTCATCATCAATAGCCATAACATCATCATCAGTCTCAACATCTATTGGTTGCGGATTTGCAGCACTTAAAGGGTCTTCACCCCCTCCTGGAGGTATTGGTGAAACTTCACCCGGAGGTGTTGTAGAGGCATTAGGTATTGGAGCAGCCATAGGGTCTGCCATAGGGTCAACCGGAGGTGCTGCAAGCGCGTCTTGCTCTGTAATATACCTATTTATATTATGGTATCTATTAATTTCATTTAATATTTTCTGATCTATTTTCATTTTATTAATCATTTAACAATTCTTTTATACCCCCATGAGTTTTAACCTTAACTTGTCTATTTACTGTTTTAATTTCAGTTCTTTCTATTAAACCATCTTTTTCCCTAACAACAAAACACTCACCTGTGATTAGGTCACAAACCTCTTTTGAACCATCATCCAATGTTTGTTCTTTTGTGGTTTTTAAGTAATTATTCAAATTTTCAATCATATTAATTTATTTTACATATAAATATACCAATAATTTAAATTATCAAAATAATTTACTCCAATTTTGGGTATAAAATTAATTTTGTATAGTTTGCTCCAATATATTTAATATTCAACAAATTATCTTCATGTGAAATTATATCCCCAATAGTATCGTTATCTTCCTGCTTTTCATTATTAGAACTATAATTAGGATTAGTTTTAATCAAACTTTCAAACATATTATTTGTTATAAAAAATTTATCTACAATTGTACCCCCAGATTCTGCAAGAAACTTAAAGCCAGTAAAAGGCAAATTATTAATTTCCTTATCTATCTTTAAACTCACAGATATACTATATGTATCTGCTGATTTAACCTTAATATCAAAAGATGAACCAACTACCTTTGGTGCACTATCTAATATATATAATCTTACCAAGGTATCTTCTATGGTCTTAGTCATTGCATCCAAATATAACAATTCTTTTGGATTCTTTGCCTCAAAGAACATATCAAGCTTATATGGGAAAGTATATTCTGGCTCTGCTGGTGTCCTAATTACTTTAATATTATTGTAGGTATATTCACACACCTTACTTAATTTAGTTCTATCTGATTTATTTCTTGCACTAACATATAATTCTTTTTGGCTTTCTGTAACTTCTGCTGGGGGTGTTAAAGCCTTTAATGATGCATTAGCATCTGCAAATTTCTTCTCTAATTTAGCATAAAAATTTTCCTTAGACAATCTATCATAATTCACCCTTGCACCTAGGTTTGCATCATTACTAAAATTCTGACCATATAACCAAACTGTAATATATAATTCAGTAAAAGACCTAGACCCTAGCAACCCAGAAAAAAGATTAGAAAAATCAGTCAAGGCTGATTGCATAAATTGCACATATAACTCAAATGATTTAAAAATTGCAAAAGGTGTTTGTATATTTTTATTTTCAACACTTATTGCACAATAAAATAACTCACCAGGTGCATTATAAAGTGAAATATTACCCCTATTATATGTTAACCATACATTTCCAAAATTATTGTGATTTGCCTTGAATCCATCTTTATCATAAGATGCCAAATAAGTGATTAGATAGATATTATCTGCTGTTTTTTTATCTGGAACCAATGAATTTATTGCTGCATGAATTTGTGTGGCTGATGAATAAACTATTAATTCTTCTGTTGTTGGTTCATAATTAGCATAATCCACATATAAATACTTTCCACATGCACTTGAATTTGTTTGTTTTGATTCACTAGTTTGTGTACTATTTGTTGCAGTAGCCTTTTCATCTTTTTCATTAACAATTGATTTTGAATAATTACTTTCAATCTTTGTTAATAAATTTTCATTAATACTTGTAAGATATGTATCTGTACTAGGGGGTGAATATATACTTTGCCTAACCCCTGTAAATGTTGTTTCAAATGACCCTGGTGCAATGTTATGTGAAACTTCTGTAATAAAATAAGGACCCCCAAACATAGGAACATGTTCCAAATTGAAATACATTGTTGGTTGTATCAATGCATTACCCATACAGTTAATTGTTGACTTATAACTCAAGTTCTTATACAAATTAAATAAGGATACACTTTGTGTTGTTACCTCCCTATTTGATACATTATTTCTTAAAGCCTCTTGCTGGACTAATGATTCAAGAGTTGCTGTACCACTATTCTGGTCAACTTGAATACCATAGAATATGGCTTGATTTCTAATTCCTGCATCAACCAAGAAACTAACACACTTATTTGATTGCGACCAGTCTTTCTTGCCTGCCTGATCCTCCAAAAAAGGTATCTTTGATGGTTTTAGCATATCAATAGCATCATCCCCATACCTAAAATCTTTTGGTCCAGATGGGGTTGTTGAACCCCTACCAGAATAAATGCAAACCAATTTTGGTCCTGATTTCCTATAATCAACATCAGAATAATTGCCCCAAACATCATTTGCTATTTCTGTTGAATTTTGAATAATATCATCAATATTATCTGCCGCAGATAATGACCCATAAAAATTAACATAAGATGGCATTGGCAAAACATTAAAATTATTTTTAACCAAAATACCCCCAATAAAGTTGAATACAGGTGTTTTTACATTTGTTTTTGCTCCAACAAAAATCTTTTTTAAATCAAAAATATCAACATAATACAAATCACCTATGTTCCTATTCCCCCTATCCAAAAATAAAACATCCTCAAATAACGTTCTACTTGTATAATCACTACCAGATATCCATTTATCATTTATGGATTTGAATGTCTCATATAAATCATATTTTGAAAACTTACTGTCTAATCCTGATGTTATCTCATTGATTTCAACAATATCAATATTATTTATCTCCCTCTTCAACAATAATAAAGTTTGATTCACGTTATCTTCCAAGAAAGTATCCAATGCTTTTTGGTTATTATCTAGCAAAATCAAGAATTCTTGTTTTGTAATATTTGGTTTCTTTAACTTTTGTGTTGCATATATTTTTATTGGTTTTGCAAGTGCAATGATATTCTCTGAGGTGAACTCAATATTATTGTCAATGAAGAAATCTGTAATATATGAGCCACTATTCTTATATGTAAGTGATTCAATTGTTGAGAATCCAATATGTAATTTTAATGTTTCCCAAGCAGGGGCATTTGATAATTCAGATGTTTGAAGTGATATGTTATTTGGCAAACTATTTGCCACATAACCTTTAAACCTTTTGGGATTTTGAATGGTTGAATTTCCCCCTAAATGACTTATCAATGAATTATATTCATATCTGTCATATTGTGTTGGATTCCCATACTTAAACAAGACATCATAACTTAAAAATGCATCCAAGAATTCTATAATGTTCTGGGATTGATACTCTGCTGATTTATTGTAAAAATCTGAATTATTCAAGTTAAGATAATTAGATGGGATTTCCATCAAATTCCTATATAATAACTGGAAATTCCTATAAGCTGCAATAGGATTGCCAAACTCCAACCCAACCAAATTTATTTGATTCTCATTCTCATTTATGTCATAAATTGATTTGCTAAAATCCAAAAACTCATTCTCAAATAAATTTAATGTATCATAATCAAAAACAGAAAACATATCCTCAATTGATGCATATTCTGCATTACTTGAAGATAATAATGAAAAAGAATTAACATCTTTCTTGCTATTCAAATATTCTGTTGGTAGTGGTTTCTTTAAATCTTTAAATGTAAATGAATTAAATGTATCTTGCATTGTAACATTAACTGCACCATTATGTGCAACATTCAATAAGTCATCCAAAGAATCATAACTATATGAACTAGTTTGAAATAAATTATTATCAGTTATATTATTATTTGTTGATGGTAAAATATAATATTTTGATGTTAAACTAAAATCAACATCCTCACAATAGTCACTAAAAGTGGAACTATCATATATATTTTTTGGTACTAAAGTTGTATAACAATTAAAAGTCAATCCGCTTTTTGGAAACTCAAATGATTTAATTATCTTTAAACCCCTCTTTTCATTTACATTTAACTCATTATTTGTAAACCCAGAAAATAAATCATAACCATTCAAGAATGCATTATAATCATTCATCATAACCGGATAAAATCCAACATCCACATTATTGCCAGATTTAAGATTTATAGTTTGATTTCCATTTACAATATATTGGAAATTTGAATCTATATTATAATTTAACTTGTAATCAAAATCTTTCCACACATCATCCAAAAAGTCATCTCCTGTCTTAATATAATTCTTATACCTATGCCAAATGGATCCATATTTCAATATCCAAGCATATGGTAATTTATGCAAAGCAGAGTACTTTATGAAGGCAGCAAAAACGTGTCCATTCTTCTCCTTTTGCGCTCTGTTGATAAAAAAGTTAGTAAGGGGTGATAGTGGTAGGCTATTCAAAAAAAGATAAGCAGAAGCAATGTATGGATGTTTTCCCCCTGCCCTCCATTGGTTAACCCCAAGTTGAATTGCATTTGTGAAGATAGGTGTGTTAATCAACGCTCTCAATTGATTTGATGAAAAATTATCTTGAAATATTTGTCCATATGTTGCCCCTCCTTGTGATGCAAAGAACTTAAATGGTCTATTTATTACAGCTTGGTTATAGTCGTTGAAATTTGTTATTACATTCCTTTTTGTGTTAAAAAGAATTGTCTTCTTTGTATCAAATTTATTTGGGAAAGTATTGATTAAGTTTTCATTAACCCATGTTACATCTGTAAAAGGATATGTGAAATTTATATTCCCCTCAATTGGGGCTTTCTGTATAACATCTGTAATTGTCTTGATTGTTTCCTCACTCAAGTTGTTTGAAAAATTGTCTGTTACCAACTTAAAATCATTTATGTCAGATATCTTGCTTGGGGCATCTAATATATCAATAATATATTTTGAGTTTGGTGTACCATCCAAATATTTGTTATACCTCTCTGAAACACCGCTTGATAAAGATTGCAAAAGTTCACCATAGTTGTTATAATCCAATCCCCCCTCTGAAAATAATATATTTTTTAGTTGCTGGATGAATATTATGGAATTTGTCTTTAATGTGTTGCTTATGTTCTTAAATTCATTTTCCTTAATTAAAAATCCAATTCTTTTATCCTTCTCATAAATGGCTGAAAATCCTGAATTATATGATGATAGAATAAGCCTATCCCAAAGTTCATATAAAAATTTTACATTTGATGTCAATTCATATGGTAAGGTGGTAAAGGGATATTCTATGGTGTTGGGTACATAACTATCTCTAATTATCTTATCTGAATCAAGAATATCACTTGGCAAGGGAACTTCCAAACGTTTGGAATAACCATTTATATATTCCTCAACAAATTCAACTTCAGGCCATTTATCATAATAATAGCCCTTTGTAACATTAACAACAGTTGGATCACCAGGATAAATTAACTCATATTTGTTTGCGTTTTTCTTATCATTTGTATAAAATACTGATGGCCAAGGAAAAACAAATTGGTCAACATTTGGAACATTGCTATTATCATCAACAGAAATCTTGTCACTACCTAATACCGCATTTTTTCTATCAACATCACTCCTAACATTCCAAGCTGAATTATGGACATCCTCCATCAACCTAAGAAAACCTTCTGTTGTTGCCATAATTACTGCAATCACATTTTTGATTGTTGGCTTAAAACCAATTCCTGTTTCCTTTTTTTCAATCTTCAATGCCAATTCCTGAGATAATGCTTTTTCAATACCATTTAACTCATTGATGAATTTTGATTCCATCAAATTCCTTTCATCAATAAACTGTGTAATATTAAAAACTGGTGTGGTTTTTGTTTCCCCTGATAAAGTATATGTGTAATATATATTCTTTTCTATCCTACTACGGCAAATATCCTCAGTTAAAGTTGGAATTTCACTTATAGGAATTGACTTATTCTTTGATTTGTATGTTGTACACCAATCTATATTAGCATTAACCACATTAAACAAATCATAATTTATGTTATTTGAAATTGATGATGTACCATAAATCCCAAAAATGGGGTTATCATTCAATTCAGTAGTATATTTTGATATTATGGCTTTCAAATCACTTTCAACCAGAAACAATTTACCATCCTTAATATTATCAATAAGTTCTTTCTTAACCCCAAATATAACCTTAT